AGCGTTTCAAAAAGATCCAGGTCTCAAAGGATTTGAAGGATATTGCTGGTGACTATGACCTTTGGGTTGTTGGAACCTACCAGGCTAATATCTCAGACACAAAGCTGACCGAGGATGCTAATTTCGTCCTGACTGAGTATAACTGTTCTGAGGCTAAGGGTATAAGCTGGGCGGTAACTCATCTTGTGTCTCTCAATCAGACCTCTAAGGAACGTAAGGAGCGCACAATGCGTCTTTATTTCGCTAAGTCCAGGTTCTTCCCCAAGGGCGAGCCGTTCAAGATTGCTACCGACTATGAGCATGAGCGTTTCTACGACGGCCAAAGGACCCTCGAAATGAGTGAGGACTGAAAACGAAAATAAAAGTTTGTAAAAAGTTGTAAATATCGGGGCAAATGGGGTTTGAAAACAAAAAATAAATTCCTATCTTTGCACCGATATTTCATTTGAATCAGGGGCATAATTCCCAATTGTTGTTATCTTTTGTGGGAATTGTGGAAATTTCAGAAGAAAAGAAAGACATTATTATCAGGGAATTATGTGCTGAACTTAATGGGCGCGTAGATGGTGGAGGTAAGAACATTATTGTTCCAGTGTGTCCATATTGCGGAAAGAAGGGCGGTAAGTTCGGAATTTGTTTGAAGAACAACAAGCTTTTCTGGACCCATTGTTTTTCCTGTGGCCATACTACCAAGAACTTCAACGATTTCGTTAAGGACATAGGGCGCATCGACTTGGAGATTAAAGAGACTACCGAGCTGGAGTTTGAGTCTGATGATGATTTTGGTTCCCTGGAGGATGATGAAGAATCGAATGAGCTGGTGGAGGTAGAGATGCCTGACAAGTGGAAGCGCGTATTCAAGAACAGGTATCTTAAGAAGCGCGGGTTCATTATGGAGCTTTACGATATGTTCCCAGTAGGCACTACGAGAGGTATGAACTACAAGTACGACGATTATGTGATCTTCCAGATTATCATGGACGGTAAGTGCGTAGGGTATATCGGTAGGAACATTCAGGATAAGGCAGATATTGACGAACACAATGCCCATTCGAGGTTCCAGATTCGCCGTTATTTAAATTCGAGCGGAGAAGGAACGAACGACTTTTCCAGGCTCCTATTTAATTATGACAGCATAATACCTGGGGAGACGAAGAGCGTTATCCTGACCGAGGGAATATTCGACACAATCAAGCTGGTGAAGGAGTTTGAGCTGTATGAGAATCCGCTTATCGTTCCTGTGGCAACGTTCGGAAAGAAGATCTCCCAGGCCCAGATGTACCTGCTGCAGAAGAAGGGCATTTCCCAGGTCGTTGTCGGCTACGATATGGACGCAAAGAAGGATATTACGAAGGTCATGAAGGATCTCGATCCATATTTCGACGTTCTGGCTATGGAGCTGCAGGCCGACGGAGCTAAGGATATTGATGACTGTGATTTCTGGGAGCTGTACGATACCTTTGCTTTCGGACTTCTTGACCAGGCAGAGTTTAACCTAAGATGATATTAATATAATATGGAAAGAAAAGACATATCTAAAGAACGTGAAGAGCTGGAAGTGTGGCTTGATGACCACATGATAGAGCACAAGATAGTGAAGGACATCGTGACGATCCCGGATTTCGGGCGTTGTCTCTTCCAGGATATGAGTAAAAGGCAGCATATCTTTAAGGAGAACAAGGAGACTGGAGAGATCGATTTTGACTGTATCGAGGTTCCGAAGTTCCTTATCCAGGATGAGATATACTACGTTATATTCAAGTTCGGTGACCAGTTCTACTATACCGATCTGAGGAAGGATTTCAAGTTCAATCCTCTGCGTCATGTCGGTAAGCGTAAGGAGCGTGAGGAAATGTATATCAGGAACTACGTTAACCTGGGAGTCCATACACCTTTCGAGCTTCTTAACGGTTCAGGTTCAATCAGTGAGTGGGTAAAGACCGCGAAATGGATGGGTCATAAAAGTATAGGTATATGTGACCTCAATACAATGGCCGCAACCCTCCAGCTACAAAAGGAAACCAAGGCAGCTGGGATCGGTTATGTGTTCGGTTATTCACTCAACATGCAGATTAATGACGATGTTGTAGGAGCCAAGATTTACGTTCATACCCAGAAGGGTTTCCGTAACCTTCTCCGCATCCAGAAGGCCATTAACGTAGACCGTGAGGACGGTATGATAAGTTACGTGGAGGTTCTGAACAGGGCTGGTGGTAACGTGATAGTCTTCGATAAGTGGTCTGGAGAGTGGATGACTAACAATAAGAGCATCCTTAAGGACTTTGTTTAAGCATTCGGTGACTGGGTGTTCTTCCAGGTTGACTTGAATGAATACAGGGCTGAGCGTATAGACTCCAAGCTTCTTGAATCACAGAAAGCGTTCTTTGATAATTTCTACAAGGACGATGATTTTGAGCTGGGAATTGAGCCTGTACTTATCGAGGATTGCTACTATATTGATTCAGACGAATGGAAGAATAAGGTGGTCCTGAACAAGATTGCTACGGGCGTAACACATGAGCTTTCATACGAACAGTATTTTAAGGATGTAGACCAGCTTTATGACCAATTCTGTGATTTGTTTTCTGAAAGAATACCTGATTCGGTTTTCGAGATTATGGTGGATAACACAGTCTTGATTGCGGAAGGTAGCGATGCAGAGTATAATACCTCATCAGTCAACTATGCTCCCAGGTATTCAATGACCGAGGAGGAAGAGGCTAAGTATGGAACAACCCATAATATGTTTAACCAGCTTATTGAAGATGGTTTTTCGCGCCTTGTTCCAAAGGGTAAGGAAAAAGAGTATAGAAAGCGTTTGGAATACGAAAAATACGTTATTGAGAGCACGGATAATGTAGATTACTACCTTATTACATGGGATGAGATTAACTGGGCCAGGAAGAACGGTATTGCTGTTGGTGTTGGGCGTGGATCAGCTGGTGGATGCTTGCTTAGCTTCCTTCTTGGTATTACTCAGATTGACCCTATGCCGTTCGATCTCCTGTTTGAGCGATTCCTGCTTCCTGAGCGTGGTGGTTTGCAGCCATCAAAAGTAACTGTTATAGGTGAAGATATAGTCACTAAAAATTATGTTACCGTGAAGTTTGATGATGGGAGGGCTATTAATTTTGCCGATGACGCTGAGTTTCTTGTTAATAGAAATGGAGATACAATAACAGTTTTGGGCCGGGATCTGGAACCTGGTGATGATATTGTTATAGACCGAAAAGATGAATTATTTACTATAGAAGAGTTATGAAGGTAGAGAGCGTAGAAAATCACAATGGGAAGAAGTCCCGTAAGGTCATTGATGCGTTTGTTGATGACGGTTATTTGAAGACGATGAGGGGCAGTCTCCCTGACATCGATACCGACTTCGATGCGAATAAGCGTCCAGATGTTAAGGCGTATCTGGAAAGGAGGTATAATCATGATGGGAAGCAGCGCGTATTCTCAGCCGGAACCTTTACAACACTCCAGGTTAAGGCTGTTATAAAGGATGTTTGCCGTGTCCATCGTGTATCTCAAAGTATGGCCAATTACATAACGGCCATTATTGGCGATGATGATGTTAAGGATTGGACGGATCTCATGAAATTGGCTTTTAAAGAAAAGAAAATTCGTGATTTTATACAAAAACACTGGGATATAGCAGAGGAAATCCGTGAGATCATGTTCCAACCAAGATCTGAGGGTGTTCATGCGTCAGCCTTGGTTATTACTCCAGACATTATTCTTGGTGATGACGTTGAGTGTTTCGACATCATACCAATTAAGAAAATGGACGGGCTTCTTGTGTCTGAACTTAGTGGTGTAGAGCTTGATGAATTAGGACTTTTAAAGAACGACGTTCTGGGCATCGCAGAACTTTCCAGGCTTGATGAAATGATATGCATTTGTAATAAAATGTACAATGCAAACTTGTCAATCGAGTATCTTGCTACCAGTTCGCTAAGTGAGCCAAAAGTTTTTGAAATCATCAATAAAGGACTTACGCAGGGAATTTTCCAGCTATCATCAGATGGTATGACGAAATTCGTAAAAAGCATGAACCCGGACAATATCAATGATGTGATTGCGGCCAATGCTTTGTTCCGTCCAGCTACGCTTGATTCTGGAGCAGCTGGTGAATACGTAAGAGCTAAGAATGGTCTTATTGACCCTGAATATCTCTGGGGAACGTACGATATTCTTAAGGATACGTTCGGAGTGGCAGCTTACCAAGAGCAATATGCAGCTCTGGCCCGTAAGATTGGCGGTTTGAGTCTTGGTGATGGTGTGAATCTTGTAAAGGCAATTTCTAAAAAGAAGGTAGACAAGATACGTAAGTTCTATGATAAATTCTACGCTGGCGCGAAGAAGAACGGTTGCCCAG